ATCCACCGAACCAAATCGGCTACATGCTCATCTGGACCCGTCCCGGTTGCATAGTCGGCCACGTTGGTAATCTCGGCCGGCGATACCGTACCGGCCTCCGCGGCCAATGTCCGAACCAGGTCCAGGAAATTCACGCAGCAAACTCCATCAGGTCGACGTCATAGCCAAGAGAAGTCAAAACGATGTCGCGCAACTCTTCGTAGCTGGCCCCACGCGGATAGCGCAGGTTCAGCCGGCGAGCGGTTCGCGTCATCTTGCGAACATCCCAGCCCTCAAAGAAGTTGGTGCGGTCAGCGACTTGAGTCCACTGATCACGCTGGCTGACCGGCAAATGTGCCGTCTCGGGATCGTCGCCCATGTCGGTAAACCGGAATCGGTTTTGGATTGAGAACTCGTTGATGATCTTCGGCGTGCCATCGCGGCCGGTCGTGCGAACCTGCTCCACTTCCTTGAAGTTGGCGTTCTTGATAATGTCGAAGATCGGGTAAGCAACCGACACTGGCCGGCCCCAAGGCACCATCACGCGATACCGTCCCCAGTTGAAGGGATGCGCGTTGTTGCCCTTGTATTCGTCGGGGCGCACGATCGAGACCATTCGCTTGCGGCCTTCCCAGGCGCCGTTGGGCGATAAGTTCAGGCCCATCAGTTCCGGAATACTCATCAGGCCGTCCGGCTTGTCAGGTGCGCTCGGCGTCACAATCCCGTCGTCGGCCGTAATCTCAATGGGCTCCTTGCCCAGCTTTTCCAAGATTCGGCCACGCAGGCGCTCGTCACTGATATTTGGGTGGTATTTCACGCCCATATACTCAGCAAACGCTTCCAACTCCTTGCGATCAATGCCTTCAAAGTCGGCCTGGATCGCTTGGGTCAGGCGATTCATATCAATTTCCATAGTTTCTCCAGATAGAAGAAGGGGGCCAATCGGCCCCCTTCGTGGTTAAACCTGATCGGATCAGGCAGTCAGGTCAGCAGTCGCGCCGACTTCAAGACGGACAAGCCAGTTGTCATTCAAGATCAACTGCAAGTCCCACCAATGGCCGACTACCAACGTGTTCAGGTTGGCAGGGTCGGCCTTGTCGGCGCCGTCGAGAATGTCCACGTCAACACCACCCCAACCTGACGCGCCAACGCCTTTCAGGTCAGCAGCGCCCAGTGCGTACTTGGCACAGATCAGGATCGGGAACACGTCGATGTTGGTGCCGGTGGTGGACTTCATGTTGGTTGAGCCAACCAAAGCGCCAGAGTCGGCGAACGGGGTCAGTTCCGGGCTCATCAGGAACCGCATGGACTCGATTGCGCCTTTCTCATGCTTCGAGATAGGCTTGGCCGAACCGTACTCGGCACAGGTCACAAACCCTTCGATCTTCCGGATGTCCGGCAGCAGGTTGGTGTGACACAGGGCCAAATAGGAAGGCTCAACCGGGACGGTGCCGTTTTTCAGACCGCCATCATCGACTTCGGTGTAGAACTCACCCTTGGCGTCATTCAGGATACGAACCGCTTCCTGCAGAATACCGAGCGTGACCGGACCGTTGACGTCAGCGCGAGCCGTGATCGCCGGGGTGTTGTACAGCACGGTGGAACCGGCCAGGAACTTCGACCACGCGACCGCATTACGGATCCGCAGCATCTTGTCCTTGAGTTGGTCCACGGTATTGGCAACGTGGTCGTCTTCCGAAAGGGTCTTAGCCCGAGACGTGACAGCGTAGATTTCCACGCGCTCTTCAAACGTCCCAGTGACATCTTCGTAGCTGATGGACTGCCAATCGGGGTTGACGCCTTCGGTGATTTCAGTCGTTGAGACTGCATCGTTGACGATCCGGCGCCAGCTTGCGGTTTCGGCCTTGTTGGCCGGGACCGGCTTCATATCGACAACCGGGGTGAAAATGTCGTCTGCGCGGGCGCGTTCAAGCAGCTCCGCAATAGCAACGACGTTGGTCCGGTTCCCTGGCCCAGTGGCGGAACCGCCAAAGGTGTTGGAACCGGCGTAATGACGGGATGTATCAGGCATGATTTAGCTCCTGTGCTTTCGTTTCAAATACTCGGCGAATGCCTGCTCCTCGGTCAGCGCTGGCCCTGACCGGCGGGCACCGGACAAGCCGGAGCCTTGGGACGGGGGCGATGGACGCGGTGGAGTCGGGCGTTTGGTTTGTTGCGGAGCGGTTGCCTGGGCAGTCGGAAACAGTCGTGCATAGGCGGCTTTATCCACTTGAAACAAGTCACGCTTGAAGGCGTCGAGTGCTTCCGATACCAAATCGGAGTTCAACGTGTTCAGTCGTGTCTCGTACTCGGGACGTGCCTCGCGCCATTGACCGAAAAGGGGGTCTGACTGTATGGACCGATAATTTGGATACCGGACCTGCAGCCGTTGGAGTTCGGTTTGGATGCGTTCTTTGCGTTCTGCTTCGAGTGCTTGTTGCAACCGCTGTTGCTGCTGTGCCGCTTGTTCGAGTACCTGATGCTGGGAGCCAAAAACCTTTTTTATGGCCTCCGCTTCATCCGGGAACTCGGCGACAATTTCCTTGTAAGCATCGTTTTCCTCCAAGTCTTTGAGAGTTGGTGGTGGTGCTGACTCTTTCTCGTGGAGTTGCTTACGCAAGTCCTCATAGGCGCGTTGTATGGGAGCCAGCCGCCCATACACTGCGTTGTATTGCTTCTGCATCTGCTCTGCGTATTGCTGCAGGCGAATAACTTCTGCCCGGGCCGGTTCCGGCCAGGCGTCGAACCCTGATTGCTGTTCGGGTTCCGAGTTTGGCTCGGGTTCCGGATCAGCCTGGCCCTGAACTTCAGGCTCGGGCTCTGGTTCTGGTTCTGGTTCGTCTTTTGAGTGCTTCGTATTCAGATACCGGGTGAACTCGTTTTCTTCAGTTTCCGGCTCTTCAGAAGCAGAAACCCCGCTCTCTGGCGGGGTCTCTTGGGATTCTTGTTCAGCCTCTGGCTGATTAGGCTGTTCGTGCTCTTGCTCTTCGTGCTCAGTCGTCGTCGAGTGAGATTGTTCCATTCTTCAAAGCCTCCGGAAGTGCGAGTAAATCCCGCAGTTCCTTGATTTGCGCCCGGATGCGTATAGTGTTTTCCCAGTCGGTGTTCGGGCGTTCAAGCACCAACTGCAACCTTTCGATTCGCTGTTCGGCATACCGGGCGACAACCGCCCATTCCTGGCTGCGCGTCTCAATTCTCAAAACGTGTCAAAGCCTTGATTGATGTTGTCTTGCATCATGTCCTGCCGCTCTTCTCTGAGCTTCTTGCGCTCAACCTGCAGGCGGGCCTTGATGCCTTCGTTGTATTGCTTCATCTGCGACTCTTGGCCTTTCATTGCGATCTTCATGCGTTCGATCGTTTCGCGCATCAGTCGATCCTGATCTGCCGTTTGCAGCTTGGCTTGCAGTTCCGTGACCTTGATTTCTTTCTGCGCTGCGACCTCGGCAAGACGTGCATCCCGGTTCATCTGCGCGATCATCATTCGGGCCTCCAGTTCCATCAGTGTCTGCTGGTACTGAATGCTCTCTGCTGCGCTGTCAGGGTTCATTGCTGACTGAACTTCAGCCTCGATCCGCATGGCTTCGGCGTTAAGTTTTCGCATTTCGGCCTTAGCACGAGCCATTTCCATCTGCATCGCCGGATCCGGCCCTTGCTGCCGATCGGCCATTTCTTCGTCAGTGCGGAACACCTTGTCGGTTGGCACATCTAGGAAGTTGAAGACAATCTCAAACAGTTCGTCTTCCTTGATGCGCTCTTGCATCTGCGGGAACTTGGAATACAGATCAAGCGCCATCATTCCGTGCTGTGCCTGCATGTCCTTAACGAGCAGGTAGGACGCGCCGCGGGGATCTATCTGGGCTTCAACCTTGATGTCATCGTTTTCACCGAACTCCATCAGCCACCAGTAATAGCGGGTGATCATCGGGACAGTGATCTCGTCGTCCCAGGCGTGAGCGAACCGGCGCTGCACGACGTTTTGAGCGTTCATGACCATCGCCATGCCTGAAGCCGTGGGCACGGTGTTGGTGGCCTCGCCCTGGGCAATGACCGGAAGCTGGGTGTTCTCGTCGGCGTTCGCCTTGGCCAGTTCGTACATCGGCAGCAGGTTCGGCAGGGCTGACTCGATGTTCTGGAACTGAATGATGTCCTTGATCGACGTCACCTGATCGTCTTCGATCTCCCACGCCTTCGGGCCGTTGATGTTGTAGTCGTTGTCTACCGGCCGGGCTTTGCCCTTCCAGTAGGCGACCTGCGGGCCAGCGGTGAGCCGTGAATTGTGCTGCATTGCTTCCCAAACAATGTCGATCGTGCGCTGGTCGTCACGCATGACCCGGACCACGCCGTAGGAATTGAGAAGATCGGCGTCGTCGCGCTTGTAGGGAATGACGAAGTACGGCACCCGGTCATCACCCAGGACCGCATTCAGATCGACCTTCAGGACTTCGTTACCGCAAAACCAGACTTCGCCCCAGTAGACGTCCATTTCGTCGTGCAGTTCGTAGCCGCCGGCCCTCAAGTGTTCAGCGTCGATCGGGCCGTGGTATTCCCAGACCACAAAATCTTCCATCTGCTCGTCGGTCGAGTTCCGAAGCAGCTTCCGGCGCTCTCGCATGAGCGATGTTTCGTGCTCGGTCATCTTCGGACCGGCCGCTACCATGCGCTCCACTGCTTCAGGATCAAAGCCCGGATGATCAGCCAGGCCAACCGCCTTGGACTTCGGATACAGGTGCATCTCGAACACACCTTCGCACTCGTCCATCGACCGGCACGGAAGCGGGAACCACATCCACGGGTCAACCCGGGTGCTAGCTGGGTTCGTCTCCTGCGTCATATCCAGGCGAACAACCGGCTGAGTCATCGGCACCGGCGTACCCATTTCATCAAAGACCATGACCGGCTGACCGAACTCGTCAACGACCGGCTCTTGATACCGGCGCACAACGCGCTTGGTGCTCATGCGAGCGTAGGGGCCCTTGATCACGCCGATACCAATCTTGCAGGCGTCATGAATTGCTTTACGACCTGAGCGCGGGTACTGGCACTCGTTCAAGTAGTCGTCAATCTGGTTCTGAATCTCTTCGGCCGCTTTCTCAGCATGAGCCGGATCAACCGGATTGCCGTCAATATCAGTCGGCTTCGGAGTCGGCTGGGCTGACCAGTTGCGGTCGTTTGTCGGGAACATCATGTCGCCGATCCGAGCCGCGATAATGTCTACCTTGGCCTGGGTCTTGTTGTCGATCGGCGGCAGCTCATCTTCGCCATCTTCGGCCTGACGGAAACCCCAATACTGACGCTCGTCTTCAATCCAGCGCTGTTCGACTTCGGACTTGTGCCGGACAGCGCGATCCTTGAGTTTCTTGAGTTCAGAGCACAGCGGAGAATACGAGTAGTTGACTTCTGCAGGCTCTTCCACAAGCTCGCCTTCAATCATTCCTTCAGGCTGAACTAGCTGCATGAATTGCTCTTCAGGTGTCATATTCTCCGTCCGAAAGTTTTGCCCTTGATGGACTTGGGCACGATCATCGTCTGGGCTCGCGTCTTGGCGTAGCGCGGGCCTTCGTCAATCAGGTAGTGGGTGGCGTCCATCGCATGATCGTTGACTTTCACGATCTTGCCGTGGTCGTCGTAGTGATACATCCGGTACTCTTCGAGCCACTTCGTCAGCGTCTTGAAGACCTTGATCTTGCCGGTAGATAGCCCGGTACGGACCTTCTCGATCTTCGCGTCCTTGCCGGGCTTTTTAGCCGGGAATATCTTGACCCCGGCGTTGCGGTACTCGTCGATCATCTTCGTGCCGTCGTTGACGTTCGTGTGCCGAATGTCGCCGACGATCGGGATCCAGTCGCCCTTGGCCTTGATTGCCGCGGCGTGGACCGGGATCAGCAGTTGACCGGCTTTGTGCTCAGCGTAGAGATACCAGCAGTCTTCGTCGCGGTTCCAGGCGCCCCAGATACAAGCCGTGTTGTGCCAGCCGCCGTCGAATCCAGCGCATCGTGGCCAGTGGCTCGGTATTTCAAACGGCTCGACTACAAACGTGTCTTCAGGAATCGGGTACACGGCGCCAACCCCCAGTGCTGGAATGCCTTTTGAAACGGTGTCGCGCATATACGGCGGCGTGTTGGCCAGCGTTTCGCGCTTGTATTGTTCCGATAGGTGCGGAACTTCATCCCATGTGATGTTGACAATCGACCGGGACGGGTCATCTTCTTCAGTGAACAGGATCACGATGCCCGTCGCGCCGTGCTTGGGCGTAAACGTGACAAGACAAAGCGGGTGATCTGAGCCACGGAAACGGGCCATGATCTCCGAATAGATCAGGACTTCATCGACCGGCTCATCCATCCAAGCGCCGTCCAAATTGGCGCCGAAGAAGGCGTCCAGGCCCTGATCGTAGGATCTGACGCCGAGCGACGAATAACCGCCGCTGACGTGCTTGATGCGAACCTGCTCGATCAGCCCGCCGGCGCCGGGCCAGCGCCGGATCGAATCCATCGCAATGCAGTCTGTCGGGATCAGGCCGCCGCCTTCAGCTTCGGCGTTGACTTGGCCCAGAAGGACGGACTGCTGATTGTCTCGGGTGGTCTGCCGGGTCTTGCCGGCGATCCACCATTTCGTTGGCCGTTCGTACCTGTGACCTGGCCACCAGTCCGGATACTGGCCGGTCAAGTGGCACGCGACTTCAAAGCCGCCGAGCGAGAAGGTCTTGCCGACCCCATTCGCCGCCATTGCCAGCCGGCTCGTCTTGTTCTGACTGAGCGCGAAGAAGTGCATGTGCTTCGGATACAGGCTTCGCCTGAGCGGGCCTGTGTCCGGGAACAGTGTCTTGATCTTGCCTTGGCGCTTTTCCTGCCGAGCCAGCGCGTCAATCAGTTCGTCTACTGATGCGCGGGCCAGGGCTTGTGACATGGCTACTTGATCAGCGCACTCACATCAATACCCTGGGCTTGCAGCGCTTTCAGCTTCTGCTGCAGGGCTTCTTTGATTTCTTCGGCTGAGTGGTCTTCAAGCCGGGTCTGATCTACCTGAAGCCGGTCGCCGTAGCGTTTCGGCGCCAGCTTGCTGAGATACCACTTCCGGGTATCAACCCGCAGGCGGGACCGCTGGACGTGTTCGCCATTGATAACCCAGCCTTCTGCGCCCTCGCCGTGCCGCTCCATCCAGTCGTTCGAGCCGTTGTCCGAGATTTCCATCGTCTCGTCGGCCATCGCGTCCAACCCGATGTCCCTGCTTTTCGTGTATTGCGCGTAAAAGGTTGGGTCATTCAGCAACCAGGTTCGAACCGTAGACTCTTGCGGCATTGCCGGATCACGGCAGATTGAGCGCAGACTGCGGCCCATAGCAAGCTGCTCGCAGATCATATCGCCCACTTCCTTTGTGAACAGCCCGGTTCCCTTTGGCCGGCCTGTCTTCTTGGCGACCTTCTTCTTGGCGGCCTCAACCCACTCGCCTCTTTTCTTCACAACCTTCTTCTTGGCGGCCTTCTTCTTCACCGTGATCTTCCTTGCAATCCTTTCGGAGTGCGGTTGCGGGAGTCCGTAGAGTCCCTGGGTTTACTTCTTGGTGACTTTCTTCTTTGTTGCCTTTTTCTTCGAGGCTTTCTTCTTGGTGGCCCCTTCTTCCTTGGCCTGTGCTTTCTCAGGCTTAGCAAACGGGCTCAGGTTCTCGCCGGCCCGCGGTGGACGGTAGGGTGTCGGGTTCATTCTGGTGTCTCCGGTATCGGGATGTTCGCGTCCTTCAGGGCCTGGACCAGTCGTTCGACCAGGGCCTTCAGGGCTGCGATCTCTTGATCGACGCGCATTTCGCGTTGGTTCATATACCTACTCACTTTCGGCTTTCTTTGCGATAGCCGCGGTGACAATGGCTTGGAACTCGATCGCGCTGCAGGCTTTGATGATCGCCGCGCAGTCGCCCGGATCCGTGCTCTCAATGTCGGACTGGACCTGACGGATCAGGTGAGTGATCGCCTGCCGTGTTGCGTCTCCGGCCGCGTTCGTCTTGGTCCTGTGGCTGGCGTGAGCCAGGGCGTTGATCAGGGCTACCGTGAGCTCTGTCAGTTGCGCCGGCGTAGCCTTGTCCAGATCGTCTTTTGTCTCGTTGAGTCGGCCCTTGAGCCGCTTCAAGATCTCAGGGATGATCTGGTCTTGCTCTTGTTCCAATACTTCTTTCATGTTCACCACTAATTGATTTGTTCGTGAAGTGAGTCAAAAATGAAATAGGCGCCAACAGCCAGCCCTACCATCGCTCCCAAGGCCAGCAGCATTGGCAGATGACGATACAGGCGCTTCACTTGTCTGCCTTGCCATCCAACTTGTCGATAATCTGATCGAGCTTCGCATCCAGCTTGTCGAGCTGCTTGTCTGTCCTGCGCTCTTGGCTCACCATGTCTTCGTGCAGCCGGGCCTCGAGGGCCTCAAACCGCTGATTGATCTGCGGGCGCGGCATGAAGCGCTCAGGCAGATCGTTCAGAACTTTGCCCATGTACATGATCGAGAGCACGATTACGCTGCCCGCAATGCCCAATACCCATTCAGTCCAGCCCATCGGTCAGCCCCCTGATTTCCTCCATGCGGGTCTCACATGACTCCCAGCGATGCCGGTATTCAATTGACATAACCAGCGCATCCAACCAGGTAACTAGCTCACGATCAGGTGGTGGCAGGGCGCGGGTTAGCTTCGGGTCAACTGGCACGATGCGTTCAACCACGACCTCGACTGTCTGTGTCTCTGTCACCACTCGCGGCGTCGCGCAGGCTGTCAGAGATAGGCAGGCCAGCGCAAGCGTCACCGTCAGCAATGCGGATGACCCGCTCGATAGTGTCTGTCGTGCGCTCATTGCGTTCTGCCTCTAGTTCGGTGATCCTGCCTATTGCGTCCTGCTCTCTGCGTCGCAGGTCTTCGATCTGTGCTTGGTTTTGCGCCTGTGCCTGCTCTAGGGCTTCGATGGCTTGCTCTAGGGAATCGTTCGCGGCTATACAGGTCAGCGTGTCCTGTCTCGATAAAGCGAGCTTGTCGCGGGCATCTGACAAGCGACCGCTTGTCCACCAGAGGGCAGCACTCAGGGACAGCACGACAGCGATGGCAGCGCCGATGATGGGCAGGGCTGCTTTGGTTAGGAGGCTGGCTATGTAGGCGTGCCACATCACGACTTCCCACGATGATAAAAATAGAACCCAATGGGCACGCTCAGTAATCCGAGAACGGCAAGCAGGAACGTGTTTGAGTTTGCGGTTAGGTCAGTCAAGTGATACAGCCCGACCGCGATAGCCGCCGAAATCCAGACCACCATGACGGCAACGATTAGGCGGCGCATGCCTTTGTGCTCCTCAAAGAAGGCTTTGATTCGGTCGGTCACTTCCGCATTAACTCTTGATAGTCATCACCGAAATACATCCTGCCGTCTTTCGGGCCATAGTTGCCCTTAACCGGGTCCGGCAATATCTCGTCGCCATTACGCAACGCTATCCGTTCGGCCAGTCTCCTACGGCGGTTCATTTCTTGTTTCCAGCCTTTCTCACTTTGAGCCGTTGTCCATCCGGTGATGGGTGTTTTTCGTCGGCTACGGCTCATGGCTGATTTTCATCCGGCTGTTGGTCGTATATCCAGATCACGTTCTGCGGTTTGCTCGGATCAGTGTCAACGTGGATAAACCCGCGCCACGGGTTGATACCTATCCGCGTAGCGCCTGCCGCCATCAGTCCGTCAACGACGTTGAAACGATGCCGACTAGTCACGGCGCGAATATCTACCGCATGCCCGGTGAGATGGGCTGAATCAGGCGAGCCGCCAACGCTGGCGTTATGGGCGGGCGACCTGATTCCGCTGTTGATTGTGAAAGGGATGCCGGCGAACAAGCGGGCCTCATCAAGCAGCAGAACCAGTCGCTCATCGGGTTCGATGTCATCGTGATATTTGAACTCATGCCGCTTGAAGTACCGGATCTCATCCCAGTCAATCATCCCGTGTTACCCACCAGACAAAAGCGGCAGTCCCGATACACCACGCGCCTACGCCGGCAAAGAAGCCCAGCGCGAAGGCGAGTTCAGCGGTCACGATTCTTGACGTAGATTGCCGCGATAGACAGCGCGATAGCTAGACCGATGATGATCTCAGCCACGGCGGGTCAGGCGCTGAAGCACCCATTGGGCTTTGCGGCACTCAGGTGGATGTGGGCCGGGCATCATCGGCTTGCAGCGACCAAGGCGCTGAAGGCGGTAATCCAATACCAGCAAATCGCCGTCGCGGGACAGCTCGCCAAACGCGACCGGCTCGCCCAGCTTGTAGCTCACACCCATCCATGACCCGGACGGCTTGTAGAAAACCAACTCGTCGCGATTGTCACCCCGAGGCTGGCCGACGAACCACATCTGGCCTGAACCTGCTTCGGGTAGGTCATCGAGATAGCCGTACCAGTACACAACGCGGGTTTCGGGCGCGTCGTCGATCACGAGCCCGCTACCGTCGATAGCAGGGTTGAACCAGCATCCGGTCAAATCCATATCGCACCTCAGAAAAAAGTGACCCCGGCGAACCGGGGCCGAATCCTTGCTCACTGCTCCCGCGCCATGTGAACTCGGCCCCGGCACGGCGCGGGTTGACGCTGGCAGACAGCGCGGAGACACCGGGGCTTGGAATGGGTGCCCGCGTCTGGTGACAGAGTGCGGGCGAACTCCGGACTAGGCCGCTTGGGCCACGTCGAAATAGTCATCGTTTGCGACTATGGTTTTTGGCTGATTACCGAGCGCCACTCGGAGCGGTCACGCTGCTGTCTGTCCGTCCGTCGAATCTGTAATCTGCCCCATCATCAAACGCCCACTGTCGCCATGTTCGCTACGCTGGCCCGGCCAAGCCTTAAAGCAGGCGCTTGTGGTGGAGCAGGCGGGATTTGCACCCGCGTCCGTCCGTCTTTCAGTCAGCGGTCATCCCGCCGTTCGTCGTTGCCACGACAAATAAGCGCCTCCGCGTCCGGAGGCGGTCGACGCTCATCCGATGGGACCACATCGGGCGCAACCGTCGTTGCAGGGCCGTCCTAGCGGCATTCGTGAATAGGCGCCGGCGACACTGGAGGGAGGCAGTGCGCCGGCGGCCCAGATGGCCCTGGGCAATTGCGCGGCTTCGGGGGATGGGGGAAGAGAGGGCCAGCCGCGCAAATAAGTATCTGATTTTCCACAAAAAAGCCCGCGATACAGCTAGGCTGCGCGGGCTTTGGACGCATTGCGTCGGGAGAGATACTATCAAATTTTCGAGAAAAGTCAACAGCGACAGGGGTTTGCGGGCGCATCACGAAACAGCCGAATTTGCCCGATTTTGTACCGAAGTGACACACCTGATTTCTCGACGGGCCTGCTCGGCCAGTTTTTCTTCAGCCTGGTAGAGCTTGTCCATCATCACCGCAAAGACGGATTCGTGCGATTCCCAGCGCTTTCTGCCCAGTCCGTGCGCTTTAGCGATCCGCACGCTGGGCCGCTTCTCGTCGCAGAAACACTCTGCCGCCATGCTGCCCACCTTGCGATGCAAGTTGCCGGATGTCTCAAGCGTCGGGAATCGGTAAAGGATATGGCTGGCGCTCCAGGCGTGCAGTGCGGCGCCCAAGCGATTGATGTGACCGTCTCTGCTCAGGTACTTGCCGAACAGTAGGTGCTCAGCAATCTGCTTTTCGTAGTAAGTGCCGGGTATGCCGGCCAGCATTGCCGCGAAGTGCGCCGTCTCGAGCTCAGGCGTACCGCCAGACCCTTCTCGATCCATGTTTGCCGTCTTGATCGACAGAGCAGAAATCAGCTGCTCGATCGCCGTCTTTGGTGGCTTTGCTTCAAACTCGCTCATTTCTGCTCCCTGTAGCTTAAACAGCGTTTTCTGACAACCTGGCCCTTGGCGTTTTCAACCTTCTGAATCAGCGGATCGAGCGCCCGCCCGCCGCGGTGTGCGTGCTGGCAGGTGGCGCATTCGGGGACTTCGCTTTTACGCTTGCAGCTCATTCTCACGACTCCTGAGTTGTTACCGTCGCGACAACCAGGCCATTGGCCCGCTTCTCAGGCATGAGTCGCGGGTGCGTCCGAAACCGGCTGTCGTCGATCTGCAGCGCGGCCGCGATTCCGTCCCGGGCGTTCTTGAAACTGGCAAAAACGTTATCGTCGTCGCGCTTGCGGTAGTCCGGCGGATAGAACTGCAGCCACAGGTGCAGCACGTCGGCCGACTGAGCGAATGCCAGATCGTCAAGACTGGTGGCCGCCAGCGTCAGCCAGTGCGCGGTTTTGCGGTACTTCTTTGCGGCTTTCGACTTCGGCGCCCAGTGAACCCGCGCATTCGGTGACAGTTCTTTCGGCGGCCACGGCAAGCGGACTACGATCACCGAAGCACTCCGTACGTCAGCGGCTCGCCCAGGTCACGCGCCCATTGCTCATCACGGCGCTTGCGTTCTTCCCAGCGCTTCTGGGTGTCGGTGGTAAACCACTGGTTGTTTCCGGTTCGCGCCTGATTGAGCATGCTGGCGCGGCGGGCTTGTTCGTCTTTGGTGAAGTTCATGCTTTGCCTTCTCGTTTCAGAATTACATTGGTTTCGATCACGGCTTCAGCGTGTGCCAGGCGAATCTCTGCAAACGACTCGCTCGCACGGTCTACGCCGTCGACTTTGCGGTGACATGGCCCGCAACAAAAAGCCCCGGCAAGATCATCCGACTTGCGACCCATGCCGGCGCCAAATCGGTGACTTCGGTAATGGGCCAGCACCGTGGTTTCGCCCCCGCCGTCGCAGCCGGGTAGGCGGACGGTGCAAGGGCGGTTGCGGGCTTCTTTTCGGAGGTTCACGCCCACTGCCCCACCATTGCTTCAGCGATACCGTCGAAGAATCGGCTACGCTCTTTCCAGCGATCAGGGCCAGGCGGCATTTTGTGGACACGGGCCTCGCGGCCTTCAACGATATTCGTGGGCCTCAGAACGGGAAGCCCCTTCAGCCACAAGCAGACGGCCTTTGTTTCGCCATGCCCGAACTGCCAAGGCTGAATAATCTGATCCGGCTTGCGCCATAGCGATGACAGCACGAATACCGGCTGCTCAACAGCAACCTTCGGGACATGCGACGCACGCCGAACCAGTTGCATAATGAAACTGATCCCGGACTGCTGGCGCCCGTCCATGCGCTTGTCGGCAAAGTGTCGTGCGCCGCTGACTGCAGTATGCGTGCAAGGCGGGTGCATGATCGCCAAATCCCACGGATAGTCGATCACGTCAAAGACATCACCTTGGTAGTGCGGGCCGGGCGCATCAGTGGGCAGCAAGTCGCAACTCATGGCGTCATACCCCCCCCTGATAAACGCATCCCGGACGGTGCCTGAGTATTCGCACGCGACGAGGACTTTCACGCCGCCCGCTCCCGTTCCCACTCGTCCGCCATACGCAAAATGTCTTCTTCGCTGCAGCTGGGCCAGTAGTCCGTCAGCCGCTTGCAGATCGCTTTCATGACGCCTTGAAACTCGATCTCGTCCATGCTCTCGTAACTCAGCGATAGCGGGATGCGCTGGACGATGAACTGGCCGTGGGCCTTGTAGGCGATCTCTTCGCACCCTGCCCCGCTTTCCATTTGCAGCCGCTTCAGAACCTGGTGGCTCGTCATGCCGGCGAACTCGTCCAGGTTGTCGGCCACCATGCCGCCGATCACATGGGCCTTGCGGTGAAAGCCTGGGTTACGCGGCCGGCGAAGTTCAGCAAATACCAGATCGCCGAAACTGATCCGGCGAGTCTTCAGTCGGCCCTGGGTGAGTGAGTCAGCGGCGACAAACACGGCCTGCTTCGGCGGCAGACTGCCGGCGCGGACAAGTTGCAGGCAGAACTTTTCTGGGCGGCGTTTCATGCCTGGCCCGCCATGTGCGTCAGCACCTTCTGGGCCGCGACGCCTGCATCGGTCAGCGCCGGCTGATCATTTCCACCGCCTTCGAGCACCTGCTGGCACTTGGCCTGGTCGCCGATCAAAACCGGCTTGCCGTCGCTGTGCCAACCAACCAGCTTGGCCGGGTACGAGCCAGCGTTCTGCGGGCTCGCGTATCGTTTGCAAAACTGTTCACGAAGAAACGTCAGGTCTTTCTCGCTCGGACAATTACTCAGGGCCGACACGCCGCCGATTTGCTGCAAGGCTCGGTGAATCTTGGGATCATCGAAAACCCACGAAGGCCCGCCGCCGATCCGGCGCAGTGCGTGCTCGACTTTCGTCCAGGCTGCAACGGCGGCGTCGTCCGGGGTGCCTTCTATCCGGCGCACAATATCAGCCGGCTTCGGCATCCACTGGCCACGCTCGGCGTCTGTGGCGTGCGCGTTGAGCGCTTGCTGAACCTGCTCGTCACTGAACCGCTCAAGCGCGGCCCACCAAATCCGCATACCGGCCTTCGTGACCGTCTGGCCGTAAATTTCGGCAATGCCGGTCAGGGTTTCGGCGAAGAGTCGTTTGTCGTTCATGCTGCGTCCTCGTTCAGCCACTCAGCCGCTGCCGATGCTGTTTTTCGAGCCGCCGAACTAAAGCCGGTCATGTCCGGGTTAGCAGCGGTTCGCATGAACCTGTCCACGTTGTCGCCGTTTTTGCAGATGACATGAAGCCCGTCGTACCGTTGCCCGCGCTCGTTCTCGCCCATGTTGTGCGGTGTCTTAGCGCATCCGTCCACGGCAGCTTTCAGGTCTTCCACGGTGTAGCCGTCTTTCAGCCGGGCGATAACTTTCTTGATTCGCTCGTCGTCCTTGCCGAACTTTGCCCTTGGGTGATCCATGACTTCGCGCCAGTGGTTAAAAACCGCTTCTGCGCGTTCGGTTAGCGTCGGCTCCTTGGGCGAATCGTCGGGCTTGCCCGACAAAGAATTCGGTTCATGGTCGGTTCGGTTCGGTTCGGGTCGGTTCGGTTCTTGTTTGGCATACCGTTTCGATAGGGTTTCGATATGGTTTCTGAACTCATCTGACCAATGCGTTCCGTGCTTCAGTATCGAGCAGATAAGAGTATGAAAAATTGATGCTTTCTCTGGGACTGACCGAAACTCTTTTTCTCTCGCAATCGCTACCTTTGAGTTAGCCGACGGATTCCACTTCAAAAACTTCGGGATCAAGACAAAGCTTGTCTCTTCGCAGCGCTCACAGAATCCTATCTGATACAGTTCCCCATACCGTTTCGATACTGTTTCAGATGACCATCCAAAGTCAGCCTGAACATAACCATTCGGCAGCCGGTAGCAGCCCAGCCCGTTGCTGTGTGGGCCGGTCAACAGATAACAAGCAAGCATCCTTGCCTGGTCTGATAAACCCTGAACGTCTGGGTCTGTCCAAAACGAGCATTGAATCTGTCCGTATTGGCGCATCAGGCGACCTCCGGAGACAAGATCAGGTCGTGCATTCCTTCCTGCCATTCAGCCCAGTCTCTCGCACGCCTAGCCCAGCGCTTGAGGCATTCAATGTCATTCCCAGCCTCCAGCGCATCCTCAAGCAACTCCATCGCGTAAGCCCAGTTGCAGTACATGCGCTTATTGACGATTGCCCGAATGTAGGAAAGTTGCTGGCGATCTTCTGGCAGGCTTCTCATGTAGCAAATGCCCGATACCTTGGATAGGGCGTTCCTGCAGGATTCCGCTGTCGGTACGCCCTCGGCATCAAACTCAACGTACCGATCTTCAGCAATATCCATTGCGTCTAGTACGCTATTTAGTCCGTACTTCCGAACAAGTTTTTTAACGTCCTTTTTTCCAACCTCACTGAGAATCCTCGTGTGGCCAGACATTTCCGAAAACCTATCGACAACCACATCAACCGACGACTCGGTAATATCCTTCAGCCCATCGCGCCACTGCATCATCATTTCCAGTTGCTCACGGCGATCGTTTAGCTCATCCATCTGCCGCTTTTGTCGCTGAACTGCGCTGCTGTCATTCAGTTCGGTTGCGCCCTTGCCGCCGTTGCATCCAGCGCAGGCAGTGACCAAGTTCATGATCTCGTTGCCGCCGCCCTTGGCAACCGGCTTGATGTGATCCACATGCAAAACCGTTTCAGGTGCAGCCGCGCCGCAGTATTGGCAAGTGAATGAATCTCTCTTGAAAACCTCAAACCGGGCTTTCTTGCTTATCGCTTTACGTTTTGGCATAATTACCTCGTTGATTAGTGTTGAAACGCCACCAATGCCCTGCCAGGCGGTGGCGTTTTTTCTTTATGCGGCGTTCTCAGCGGGCCGCAGCAACTCAAACGCCTTGATCTTTCCGCCGCTGTGCTGCTCGATTGCTTCGTAAAGCGGAGTGCCGGGCAGCAACCCAGGCCCGCGCCGCCGATTGCAGCCAGCGCACACCGGCTCAACATCCAGCGGCTTGCTGTAATCACGGTGGTCGTACCAGCGTGCGGGCTTTTCGCAGTCGCTGCACTGGAGCGTGGCGGGGTCAGCAAGCTGGCCGGATTTAATGGCCGCGCTCACCGCCTTGGTGCATTTCACGCGATGCTCTTTGCTGATCGCCACACAGCCCCAGCACAGCAGGGCTTGCGCATCGCGCTTGCCGAGTGAGCCGCCGCAGTGGAAGCATTTGCCGCAAGGCTTGCCGCCGAGGATCACGCGACGTCCTGCCGAGCGATCACAGCGGCCTTGAACTTGCCGCTGGTCATCCGCTCAATCTGAACCGCACGATTGGCTGGAATGCCGCTATCACCCCATTGGCTAATTGCTGACTTTGTAACGCCCAGCAATTGAGCCAGCGCAGACTGCCCGCCAGCCCAAAAAGCAACAGCTCGAAAATGGTGGTCACTGTATTGGTCGCTGGATGACTCGGCCTGTGCCGCAATGAACTGCTCGGCCTCTTCGGCGCCAACCCGGAACCACTCACCGCGGATACGGCAAGCCTTGAAGTGCCGATGTGCTGCGCGTTCAACCTGAGCAGCCCGTCGCCCTTCAAACTCACGCGAGTACGCGTTTGTGATCCTTAGGGGATTGCCGCACTGAAGCAAAGCCAGCCGCTTCGCGACATCCTTAGCGGTGCCGATCTTGATGCACTCAGCATCGGCGCATTCCATCACATAGACGAAGGCGGTCATGCTGCAGCCTCCCGCCGCCCAAAGACATCTGGCCGCATTTCGTAGCGATCCAGCTTGCCGTCAAGTTCTGACTCGATCTTCAGACAATGCTCCGGCGGTATTTCGCGCCACTTGTAAACCGCCTGACGGCTAACGCCCGCCAACCGCGCCAGTGCCGCTCGACTGCCGGCAAGGCGCACCGCTTTTTTTAGTGCTTCAGTTTTCTTGTCCATGGCCGCTAGTGAACCATGCTTACCGTTAAAAGTCAACCATAAGTGACGCGGAGAGGAGAAAACTATGGACATGAGCGAGATAGGGGATCGGGTCCGGGAAGTTCGGGAGCGGCTGAAAATGTCGCAGGCCGAGCTGGGGCGGGCTGTTGGCGTGACCCGTAACGCTATAAATCAAATTGAATCGGGCGCAACCAAGAACCCGAGACCCCAGACGATTTACAAAATTGCTGATGCCCTGGGAGTGCCCGACCGCTGGATCGTCTTTGGTGGCGAGCCTATGCCAGAGCCGCGTGGTCCGCCTGCCAGCCAGCAGGACTTGCAGATTCTCGAAACCCTGAAGCGACTGACGCCATCACAGAAACAAGAAGAGTGGCAACGTCTTCAGGATACTGAACGGCGCAACGCCGAAATACTGGCGACCCTAAAAGCCAGCGGAGAATGAACAAGATTTGATTGGCTCGCCGCCCGTGCGGGCCTTTTTTTGTCTTTTGCGGTAAGTATGGTTGACATGTGCCCAGAGATATGTAAACTATCCTTACCGCGTCAAGTTTTGGCGCCCCGCAGACGGAGACAGCCATGCACCACCAAGCAACCTACAACCGCGAGCCGTTCGAGCGCACCCGCAAAGCATTGCGCATTGCCGGCGAAGCGGTTTGCCTGCTGATCGCCTGTGGCGCGTTCTATTCGGCGCTGGTATTGGCCGCAATCCTTGAAACACCGCCGCCAGAACCAGAAACGCGCTGTTTCGAGACGGCGTGGGATGAGATGGATTACTGCCGCACACAAAGACACTGGGAGATCAAATGAAAACACCGACTTTTGTACTGGCCGAACAGGCCGCGCTGCAGGCGTTTCGTGACGCTGGCTGTCTTGCTGATCAGGATATTGACCAGGCCGATCACGACATCGCTGCTTGCGAATACATCCGGCACTTCGCCCGCTATAACGACATTGGCTCAATTGCGGAACTTCTCGTCGAGCACCCCGATGACCGGATGCTGAAGATCGGCACGCTGCTGGCCGAAGGCATCCGTGAGCGCACCGACGAAACAGCCAAGGCATTGGGCGAGTACCTACTTGC